TACCGCTGACTACCAGCTTTGAAGATATCGCCAAGGTGCTTGACAACAAGCGCCTCAACAAGCAAGCCCTTGAGGGCTGGCAGATTCTTATGACTCTGCTTGAGCTTGATCCGCAAGGAGAACACCGTGTCCCTAAGGGCTGGGTAAATCACCCCGCTGTCAAGATGTGGCGTGGCCATGAATATGCTCTATATCGTTACATCCAGGCAATGGTTGACGAGTGGAAGCGTCGTGGTTACAAATCCACTATTGGTGACAAAGCTAAATCAACCATTATGCGTGCTATCGAGCTTGACCTTGTAGAAGGCCACAGCGAAAATCCAAGCTGGCTATCAAATGTCAGCTACTTTAAAACAATTGCATCTAGCCATCGACTAGCCCTACTCAATAAAGACTACGAGTGGTATTCTCAGTTCAAATGGCCAGAAGACAAAGGCAATCGACCAGAAACTTACGAATATGTCTGGCCTGTGTAATTTGTAATTTACCGCAAGTTTAGTACACTAAACGGGACTTACCAATATATAATCTTTATATGGCTAAAGATTCTAGAATCGGTGAGTCCCTTTGGTTTATCTGGGATGGGAACGATCAAGACCCGTTTCATAGGGACTCTATTGTCTTCTACACAGAAGAGCATATAGATATTGAAGAAGATGTTGTAAGAAAAGCCTTAGCTTCTTCTATACAAAGAGAGGGTATATCTGATTCTTTGTCTGGTGGGTTCACGCTTATTGCTTCTGGAGTTTCGGGTCATACATATGCTGGATATTGCCTTGAATCTGAGAGGCAATTAATTTGTAATGCTGATGGTTATTCGGAATCTGGATCTCCTTTAAGCGGAGTAGTTCCTGTAACCTGGGTGGAAATTTTTGATGTTTATTAGTAATGAAGATTGGCACGAAGATGCTGAATGTGCCAAAACAGAAAACAAAGACTATATAAAAGACTTCTTTGCTAATAAACCTTCCCAGCAATACAAGGCATTAAAACTTTGTGAAATCTGTCCGGTTAGAAAAGAATGCCTTCGCTGGGCATTAGATACGAAGCAAGTGTGGGGAATTTGGGGCGGTCTCAACTACAAGCAGATTCGTAGGACTCTGTCTGTTAACTGGGAGGGCCAAGAAATGCGTCACAATAGGTTTCCGCTTTGCCCTTACTGTAAATCAAAGACAGCTTCTTTATCTACTAAAACTATCTCCAGGCCGAATGGTGGCCGCTGGGCAACTATGAAAATGGTTGAATGCTCGGATTGCCTGTTTAGCTGGCAAAGTAGAACTAGTGCTAATGCGGTTGATGCATACCACTCACAGGAAATAAGAAAGAAAAAGTCTTAAGACATTCTCTTTTTTATGGCTGTACTACTAATTCCTTCAGTATATGGGACGTAGATAAGACCGATTCCCCTGGTGTCTAGCCAATCCTGGGTAAATCCCATTTGTTTGTAGTAATCCCTACGGGCCCAATCGGATCCAATAATAATGTAGTCAGGTTTTACTAAATCGATAGTTATAGTGGAGTTTGGTCCATCAATATTTGGGACAACGTCATACACCCACTTGCACGCAAGAAGTATTTCTTTACGTTCTTCATAAGTGAGAATAGGTGGCACACCTTTGTATTGAGTGATAAATTCATCGGTATTTAGAGCCACCACTACTTTACCTAGCTGAGCTGCTCGTTCTAGTAGTCGATAGTGCCCTGGGTGTGGGAGATCAAACGTCCCGCCTGTGTAAACTATTGGCTTTGACATCAGTAATCTAGGTCTCCTATCTTGTTTAAATTTGGATAAGCTCGTCCAATTGGAAATGTTGAACCTAAAAACTTTGTGTCTTTTTCTATGATGGCTTCATAGATAGTTTGAACGGTGTATTGATTCATCCCAACATGGTTTATATATTCTTTAAACCAGCTTTTTATTTCCCCGCACTCTCGGCCACCGTAAGATGTGTTGTAACTAGTCCCTGGAACCGTTGTCATCCAGAAGTCCCATTGGCGGTATATTTTTTTATTGTTATATAAAGTCCATGCTGCGTAGACGGTATCTAAACAATGGCCGGTTATAGTGTTTGCAAAATTCATATAACCTTTTTTAAGTATCCACCTGTAATACTCCAGAATAAATAAAGCTAGCTCCCTACTTAGAGCAACGTATATTCCGTTTATTTGCGTGGATAGTCCTAGATTTTTATGTTTCTTAGACATCTCTATAAGGGTAACCATTCCATCTGAACCGTCTCCACCCATTCTTGGCGCCATGATCCAAATGTCTTCATCTAAAGTCATTGTCTTCTCGACAATGCTCACAAACTTTGGGTGCTCCTCACAGATGGCATCACCGGCATTAAAGATAAAAATATCGTGATTGGTTTTAGCAAAGTCTTCTAGTGAATTGTAGAAGTGTCCGTAATACCTAACTTTCTCTGCAATTACCCAGTTAGGGCGTTCGATTGGAGCAGTTGTTACGTCATAGACTAGGTAGTCGTTACCAGCTGCACTCAGCTGGGAGTCTACGTCTAATCCGTTATATAAAAGCTCGTCCCAGGTGACTATATAGGTCTTACTTGTTTTCATTGTTTTTTACTGGGATGACGCTGATGTATTCGCGTGGATCAAAGTCTCCGCCAAATGCCATCGTCAATAGTCCAGGTTTTGATTCAAGACCTGCACGGTCACGGAACCACTCAGAGCCAGGGTCAGTTGTTGGACACTGCAACCACAAACGGTCACCGATGTCCATTGTGCGGAAGTTATGGAAGTGTCCTGACACCCAAATATCTGCAAGACCTAGTGCAGTTTGACCTGCAGCCTGACCAGATAAATATCTTAGAACATTATTTTGATTTGCCTGATGTCCGTGGAACATCCCTAAGTGGGTTCCACAAATTTCTGTGACCAGTGTCTGATGTCCAGAGGACGGGAAACGAAACTCTACGTGCTGCAAAGCTGGATTCTCCGCGCAGGCATCTTGAACTGCTGATGCAATCTCAACGTTCCATCCGTCCGCCGGGTCAGCGGCAACCTGACGAGTTACTTCGTCGTGGTTTCCGTTGATGACCGGGACAATCATGTTTTCGGCTAGTGGTGCAAAAGCTTTGATCTGGGCCATAAGCAATCTGCGTGCAACTCTTACTTGTTCGGTTAGTCCTAAGTCTGAAGCAGCTTGTCCCTGAAGACGACCGTGCTGGCTAACGTTACCCTCGACGTGGTCTCCCGGTAATCCAAGAGTAATTGTTCCGAAGGAAAGTCCCATCTTCTGGTAGTTAGTAAATTTATTTACAGCTGCTTCCGTCAGATATAAAAGTCTGTCAATTGATTGCTGAGTCCCCTGTGTTCCAGATTTTTTACCAATCTGCTGGTCGCTAGGAAATACTCCGTAAGACCCGGTTCCAGTTGCTTTTTTAATTCCTGTTGCTGGACGCCATTTTTTAAGTTCATCGACTAGCTTCTCGGCATCTAGTTGGTCGTAACGAACAAGTGTGTTTGGGACTAAGTTAACTCGAAGTGATTCAAGAAATTCGCCATCGTATTTCTGCCACTTACCGCGACGCATGGACGAGACAGTCCATTCATTTGGATCCAATCCAAACTCTTCAATTACCGTAGCGGCATCTGGAATTTCTGAAGAAGGTCTAGGTTTAGAAATAATAAACCCGCCTTTAGAAGTATCTACGTCCATTCGTGGACGCCAATCTTCCGGAATATTTAGAGCTTTAATATCTGATCCAGATTTACCGGGACTGCTTAAATCTTCTAAACGTTCTGAGATTCCCATTACTTAGCCATTCTTTTACATGGGCAGTCGCCACGACGATGGCGATCTACGGCACTGTTGCTTATGTCATGTCCTTCTTCACGTAGGATGCGACCAATTGTGCTGTTATTAATTCTAGTCGGGTTTGCTTCTTCTACGTCAAGGACGGCTTTTAAATTTGCTTTATCTTGTTCTGGCAGAATGTTGCCAGCTAGTAAGGTTCCTATTTTGCATAGCCGAACTACGTGGGTAGTGTTGGCGGCAGATAATTTGTCAGACAATGACATTGCTCTCCTTATGTCGTTTATGTCTTTTAGTATAGCGAGGTTTTATTAGATTAGCTAGCTTTTTTTCGTGTTCTAGCTGGTTTAATTTTTGGCTCTTCTACAGGGATACTTTGGCCTAAAACCAAGGATTTAATGATTCCGACCTCTGCGCCGGTCTTCATTACATGCGCTTCGATGTTATTGACTCGATCTGCCAGGGAGCTGCCGCCGTTTTCCCATAGCTGGTGCTCTACTCGATCAAGTCTATCTGCTAGAGTTCTACCATCTTTATCGGTACCTAGTGCTTGTCCGATACGGTAGACTAGTCTGTATACAGAATAGATACCGCCAAAGATGACTCCTAATGCTGTGATAACAGCAGCAATGGTTAAAATAGTCTCTGCAGGCATGGTCTATAATAGAACTCTCTAGGAAGCAATTAGATTTGCTTTTTCTATTTTACCCTATAAGGGATTGCCTTATTTGACGGGCTGTTAGCTCGAGCCGCCAATAAGTATAGCCATTTCGGCATTTCAACTTGCACTCGCATGCTTGCGGGTGTACTATTTTGATTACTAACTTATTGGAGAGACTTTTTATATGAGCAACTGGGAATCAGCAGGCAACGGTCGCCTAGCTAAAGGGGCGGATTGGTACGCAAAACAGGGATGGGTCTTGCTCCCTGTCCACGGTATTGAAGATGGTCGCTGTACTTGCAATAAGCCGCACGGTGATTCTAAGGATGTAGGAAAGCACCCAGCTCTTTATAACTGGAACACTGAAGCTAGCTCTGACCCTACTCAGGTAGGTATTTGGTGGGAGCAAAACCCTGAATACAATATTGGCGTTTTCTGTAAGCCATCTGGATTTTTTGCTATTGATATCGACCCGCGCTCGGGTGGAGACGACTCTTTTGAGATTCTAGAAGCCCGTGCTGAGGGTAATCTTCCTGCAACTGTAGAAGCCATAACTGGTGAATACAATGTCAAAGGGAAAGTTGTTCGTGGACGTCACCTAATTTACCGCTGTGACCCAGATGAAAAATTTCTTGGAAACCTCTCTAAAGAGGGTCTAAAGGGAATCGATATTAAGCACAACGGATACATTCTTATTGCTCCGTCAAGACACTTTTCTGGTACGTCATATGACTGGAAGCCTGGTCACGCTCCGTGGGAGATTGAAATTGCTGACGCCCCTGAAGAGCTCCTATCCGTTCTTCGAGCCAAAGCACTTCGTCAGTCAAGCGGTTCGTCTTATAAAGACGGCAACTGGGACTGGGTCTCTGAGCTTGAGTTTGCTGGCGAACGTGTTGACATCGAAAAGGTTCTTGAAGAAGGAATCGACGAGGGCCATCGAGCAGTCGAGGTATATCGTCTAGCTTGTGCTTTAGCTAATAAATTTGGAACTAGCTCCGAGTCTCGTTTGATGATCGAATCGATGATGATCCGTTTCAACCACGAAATGGTTCGTCCACCGATGGAGCTTGAGGGTGCTAACTCACTTTTAATGCACGTTCACCGTGCTATTGACTTTGTCGGATCTAGCCCAAAGATTGACCGCTCTTGGCCTGGACTTACTGAGTGGGTCGCTAATCAGGGTCAGGAGTGGGCAGAAAACTCGTCTTCAGAGTCTGCAACTGCATACTCCCCCAACGTAGTTGGGACATCCGTCACTCGACTGATTGAAGACGGTATGTCGGTATCTGATGCTTCTAGCAACGGAAATCTCGACTTACCTAAAGACTTGGATGCTATTTCTGAAGAAGACGGTGGCCGTCCAGGTTGGCGTACACTTACTGATGTTGGAAATGGTCGTCGTCTTGTAGACACCTATGGTTCTGCTATCCGTTACACCCCTGGTCTTGGCTGGTTCCACTGGGACGGAACATATTGGCGTCCGGATGCTGAAGACCTAGAACTTCAGGAACTTGCAAAGCGTATTGCTCCTGTTATTGCGAGCGAAGTTGGAAACTACGGTGAAGACGAGCAGCAGAAAAAACAAGATGTAATTAAGTGGGCCAATCAGGCTAAATCAAATAGCCGAATTAGCAACATGATTAGCAGCTCCAACTCCGACCCTCGTGTTGTTGTCGGTGTAGAACGCTGGGATGGGGACGAAAACCTACTTGGCGTTATGAATGGTGTAATCGACTTAAGCACTGGAGAACTTCTTCGCGGTAAGCCTGACCTATATATTACAAAGCGTGCTCCTGTGAATTACACTCCTGGACTTCGTAACGTTCGCTGGGAGCAGTTTATTGACTATGCAACTGGTGGAGACAAGGAACTTCAAGAGTGGATTCAAAAAGCAGTTGGCTATACGCTTACTGGTATGTCTAATCAAGACGTTATGTTCTTGGTTTATGGCCCTCCAGGTTCTGGTAAGAACACATTCGTTGAGACTATTGTTGAGGCATTAGGTACCGAGCAATACGCTGGAGCACTTTCTTCAGAAGTTCTTGCTGCAGGTGATGGCCGTGTTAGCTCGTCTGACCAGTATTACCTAGCTGAACTTCGTGGTAAGCGTATGATTTGGGTTGATGAGTTGCCTGAGACGGAACGTCTAAAAGAAAACAAGATTAAGCAACTTACTGGTTCATCTACTATTCAGGCACGTTCCCCTGGTGAGAAGCCATTTACATTCCGTGCACAGGGAAAGCTTTGGGTCACAACTAACCACCGCCCTATGATTACCGATGATGCTATGTGGCGTCGTATTCGTCCTATTCCATGGACAAACGTGGCAGAGAATCCGGACCCAGCGTTGAAGTCTTATCTAGCTGACCCTGAGGGTGGACTTCCTGCTGTACTTGCCTGGGCTGTCGAGGGTGCAATTAAATACTTAGGTTCGTCTGCTCGTGACCCGCTTGGTTGGTGCTCTGCTGTTCGCGAAGCAGCCGACATCTATCGCAAGAACGAAGACCGTATCGGCCTATTCCTAGATGAAGAAACCCGTGAAACTGAGGGTGCGTCTGTCTTAGTTAAGCAGCTGTACTCAATTTACCGAATGTGGTCAGATGAGCGCGGTGAGCGTCCAATGACTCAGATTGCATTCCAGCGCAAGCTAACCGACCGAGGATTACCTATCTTTGGTCAGGGGTCTAGAGCCGAAGTTAGAAACCGTACTCAGCTGCCAAGAGTGGTGGAATCCGCTGAAGTTGATTGGTCTATGGCTACACGTTTCGCACGTAATATTTAGTTTTTATGTGGTAGGATATCAGTGTGTTTCTCGGGAGAGGTTGCGACACCAAGGGGTCTGCGTAAAGCAGGCCCCTTGAACTAAATCTTACAAATTAAGGAAAACCATGCACGTAAGAATTGCTACTCCTATGTACGGTGGAAACTGTAAAGGAATATATGTAGACAGTATTTTGGGCCTAACGTTTGAGCTAACCAAAGCTGGACACGAGGTATCTTTTTCTAAGGTCTACAATGAGAGCCTAATTACTAGAGCAAGAAATAATCTTGTTTATGAGTTCCTAAACAGTACTGCAGATGTCTTGCTATTTGTAGATGCAGACGAAGGATTTAACGCAGCGGACGTAATTAAAATGTTGGAATGCGATAAAGACATTATTGGTGGCATCTACCCGATGAAAAATATCAACTGGGATAGTGTAAAAAAAGCTGTACTTGCTGGAAAAGAAAATTTGGCAGAGTATGCTGGATTTTTTGCACTAAATATGCTTCCGGGTGAGACTCAGGTAAGACTAACTGAACCAGTAGAAGTTACTGAAGTAGCTACCGGTTTGATGGCTATTAAACGTTCTGTTTTTGAAAAAATGGAAGAGCACTGTCCAAAATACGCATTAAACAATAGCACTGCCAATTTTGAGTTTGACAAAATGGTTACAGAATTTTTTGCAACAAGTATTACTCCAGAAGGTATTTTGCTATCGGAAGACTACCACTTCTGCCGTAAGTGGCGTTCACTGGGTGGTCAAGTTTATGCAGCTCCTTGGATTGCTGTAGATCATGCTGGAGAGTACATCTTTAGCGGTCGATTTGCTTCTCACCTAATGCTAAATGCCACTAAGAGTGAGTAATTATGGCATCAAATAATTTGGTTCAAAAATCCGTGGCTCATGGGGGTAAACTTGCTCCTTTGGTTATATCTAACGGATTAACTTCCGGGACCGGACTGATGAACCCATCCGTTTTTGTTAATTCTAAAAATGAGATTTTTGTAAATTTACGCCACGTCAACTACACGCTGTACCATTCCGAGAACGACCAGCAGTTTCCTAGCCGCTGGGGGCCTCTGTCTTACCTGCACCCAGAGCAGGACCAGGCACTTCGCACAACTAACTACATCTGTAAGCTAGATGAGAATCTATCTATGATTGGTAGCGGTGTAGTAGACACATCAGAGTTTGACGTTACTCCGCTCTGGGAATTTACTGGAGAAGAAGATTGCCGTTTAGTTGAGTGGGACGATAAATACTACATAATTGGCGTAAGACGCGACACTACTCCGCATGGTGAGGGTCGTATGGAGCTCAGTGAAATTACTATCGACGAGAGTACCTGGGAAATAAAAGAAATTTCAAGGATGCGTATTCCTGCTCCCGGGGCAAATAATTCTTACTGTGAAAAAAATTGGATGCCGATTCTTGACAAACCTTTTCACTTTGTAAAATGGACTTCCCCAACTGAAGTTGTTAAAACATACCCCGAGCTCCCTCCCCGCTGTGATCAGGTTACTGTAAATCAGGGACTTATTCCTCCTAAAGATCAACGTGGTAGTTCTCAGGTGGTTAGATGGGGGAACGTCTACATTGCAATTACGCATGAAGTGGATCTTTTTAAAAACTATCTAGACCAAAAAGATGGGATCTACCGCCACCGCCTTGTTGTGTGGGACGAGCAGTTTAATTTAATTGGCCTTTCTCCGGAACCATTTACCTTTTTAGAAGCTCGCGTTGAGTTTGTAGCCGGAGCTGCTAAGTATGGCGAAGATTTTTTGATTAGCTTTGGACTACAAGACAATGCCGCTTTTGTACTCCGCACGCCAAAGGTTGTAGTTGAAGATCTAATCTTGGAGGCTCTTACTTATGAGTTCTAACGATATTATTGAACGTTTGATTGTAGATGCGTCTACTGATCCACTCAACCCAGAGAAAAACTTAGCTATTGCTGTGGAGTATGAAAAGTTAGGTCAGACGGCATCTGCCGTCGGATTCTACTTGCGTGCAGCTGAATATGGGTATGACAACAATGGCATGGTTACTTACGCGGCACTACTTCGCGTATCTATCTGTATTGAAGGTCAAAAAGATCGTGGGCTAACTGTCAGCAACGTTCTTTTACAAGCAATTGCTTATGCTCCTGATAGACCGGAGGCTTACCTACTAATGTCTAAGTTTTACGAGAAGTCTGGTGCTTGGCAAGAAAGCTATACCTTTGCTGCGATGGGTCTCATGTATTACCGAACAATCTGGGAACTTCCGGTAGACGTCGGGTATCCGGGAGCATATGCTTTAGAATTTCAGCGAGCAATTGCAGCTTGGTGGATTGGTCGTAAAGACGAAAGTTTAGAAATATTGCAGGACCTTTCTGAAAATAGATTTGTAAATAAAGAATATGCTTTAGCTGTTGCAAGCAATTTATCTAGATTGGTGCCTAATGATGCTGCTATTTGATATTGGAGCTAACAGAGGAGACGCAACTATTGCAGGTACTGCCCTTGGATATAAAGTTATTGCTCTAGAGCCTGCTCCTAAAGTTTTTGCCAAACTTGTACGTAATTTTATTTATGACCCGAACGTTATTCCACTTAGACTAGCGGTGTCTGAAACTACTGGTGACAGAATAGAGTTTTACGAGTGTGTGGAAGATGGCTTATCTACAACAGAAAAAACATGGCTAACTGATCCCGATATGCCCTACAACGGTAAAGAGTTTAGAACGATTTACGTAAACACCTGCACTATGGACTGGCTTGTCGAGCAATACGGTAAGCCTGACTTAATCAAAATAGATGTCGAGGGGGCGGAGTGGTCTGTCCTCCGTGGCATGACTAGACACTCTGGAAAGATTGCTCTTGAGTGGACAATGGAAACCATGGACAAGCATAATGAACAACTTCAATATCTTAAGTCTATTGGTTATACAAAGTTTAAATTGCAATTCATAGAGGACCACTTACTAGAGCCTGATGACGAGTGGCAAAAAATTAGCAAGAACACCAATCTTGAAAAAATTCGTCAAAAAAAACAAACATGGTGGGTTTCCGAAGGATGGAAACGTTCTAATCTACGACCAACGGCTGATGTTGGAATGCTTTGGGTTATTTAGTCTAGAAGAGCTTGAATTTGAGCCTCTAGTTGCTCGACTCTATCTACCAAGAGCGTGATGGCTTCGTATGCTTTTCCTAGAGAGTCTGGATTTGGAAATCCATCTTCTTTCCATTGTTCTAGAAGTTCTTTTATTTCATCCATTATGCCCAAGTTCCTACAGAAGTTACTGTTCCATTACCAATAGGTGTCATTCGGAAGATTGACCCTGGCTCGACTATCCAAGCATTATCCACCGAACCAGCAGAGAATCTAATTGATGGATAGATTTCTATGGTTCCTGTACCAGTTACGGCAATTCTTCCACGCATTTTTACTGTGTAATATCTGTTACCTGTGGTTAAAGCGGTTAGGGCTATACCAGTTGTTGTAAATCTATATGCACTTAGGGCTGAAGCCGAGCCGAGTCCCGTAGCGTTGTTTCCAGATTCAACAACAGTTTGATGTGCAAGTACTGGGCTACCAGTTACTGTTGTGCTAATGAGATTTATAGTTGGGGTTTGGCTAGTAACAATAAACGTTGCTGATATTACAAATAAGCCTTCGTACTCGTAGGTAGTTCCAGCGGCAACTGTAATTCCTGTACTGCTTGCACCTAAAAGACTCTGTGCTGTGGCTGCGCTGGTTGAATTTATTACATATTGAGAACTAGATACATAGTAATAGCTCTGTACAGCCAGCGCTCTACCCGGGGTGACGCTAGACGTCTTGTAGAAAACAGTTCCGTCATACTCGTTTGCTCCAGCAGTAACGGCTGTCAGGTTTGTTCCTGACTGGAATGTAAGTGGGGCTATTGAGGTTGTACCGGCAGCAAGAGTAGTGTTACCTCCGTGGGTTGTGGTTCCATTTATTGTTGTAGTTACGCCAGATCTACCGATAGTTAAAGAAGATGCTCTTGTTGTTCCAATTGTAATTCCGCCGGCTGTGCCAGCACCAGAAAGAGCACCGGTATCAATGGTAATGGAGCCGGAGGTTCCAGACGAACCAGAGCCAGCTCCGGTTTGCATTGTTATCGAGCCAGAGTTATTTCCAGAACCTGCACCTGATCCGGTGCTTAATGTAAGAGCTCCGGTATTTGAGTTTAAGCCGTCGCTTGATGTTCCGGTAGTGATTGTGACTGTGCCGGAAGCACCTGTGTTATTAGCACTGCTTAAAGATATGTTTGTGGTTCCGGTTCCACCTGTAATAGATGTAATACCAGTTAGTGCTTGGTTAGCACTTGATAGCTGTGCCGCTGTTGTACCTATAAATGCGGCTGCACCGCTAATACCTTGAGTTCCCGTCGTACCCTGAAGTCCAGTCAGACCCTGTAGTCCAGTTAGTCCCTGAATACCTGTTGCACCCTGAGTTCCCGTAGTACCCTGAAGTCCAGTTGTACCTTGTGCACCTGTCGCACCCTGTAGTTCAATTGCAGTAAGAACTGGACCGTCAGTTTCACCGAAGTTGTATGTTCCACCTGCTACAGCACTGGCTGTTTTCAGTGAGTAAGTGTAAGTTCCAGCTGCTGGAGTATCAATTACGGTCAGTGCGTATGGAATATTTTCTGAGCCAGCAGAGCCTTCAACGTGGATAATCTTACCGATAGCAGTAGAACCTCTATAAAGTTGAAGCTGTACCCAGGCTCCGACGGCACTGTTTTCTGCGTCACCTGTTACAAGAACCTGTACTGGATATCCGCTTGTAGTTATAGATGCAGAAACTAAAGTCACACCTGATGCAGAAACTGTTGATTGTTTTGTGCCCTGAGTTTGTGCATAGTTCATTGCACCTGGAGTACCGACTAGACCTTGGCTACCTGTGGTTCCCTGATTACCCTGAATACCTTGAGTACCTTGTGCTCCAGTAAGTCCTTGTAGACCTGTTGTACCTTGCAGTCCGGTAACCCCTTGTAGACCGGTGGTTCCTTGTAGTCCAGTAAAGCCTTGTGTACCGGTTGCACCCTGTGTACCAGTTGTACCCTGAGTTCCGGTTGTACCTTGTGAGCCTGTTGTACCTTGAGAACCAGTCAGGCCTTGTAGACCTGTTGTACCTTGAGTTCCTGTAGTTCCTTGCGTGCCTCTATCACCAGCACGAGCAAAGCTGACTACTAGCTGTTCAGCATTGGACGGAAGACTTCCAGAAACATAAGTAACTGCGTACTCAACCCAACCGAGGTTATCTGTGAGTCCAGTAACACTAAATACTGCATATGTGTTGTCGGTGTTGGTATTTGATTGAATAATCAAATGACCTTCAGTTGGTGTGTTGGTGGAGTCGTCAAATGTTAGTAAGTAGGCACTTACGTCGGTACCTTCGACGGTGATATCATCAATGACAATTGCAGTTGTTGATGCAATAACAGCGTTATTAAATCTAACAATTCCTTGACCGGGGTCAGCCATTGTGGTGGTGGTACTAAAGTTGTAGCGGAGCCCGCCCTTATCTCCTTGGCTACCTGTAGTACCTTGGTTACCCTGAATGCCCTGAGTACCCTGAGTACCAGTGGTTCCTTGTAACCCAGTAAAACCTTGTAAACCTGTAGTACCCTGAGAACCGGTATTACCGGTTGTACCTGTTGTACCCTGAAGTCCCGTGGTTCCCTGAGTACCAGTTGTGCCCTGTGCACCAGTTGCACCAGTGTTACCGGTAGTTCCCTGAGTTCCTTGAATACCTGTTAAACCTTGAAGTCCGGTTGTACCTTGTAAACCCGTTAGACCCTGAGTTCCAGTGGTGCCCTGAGTTCCGGTTGTTCCCTGTGAGCCCGTAGCTCCAGTTGTTCCGGTAGCACCTGTTGTTCCAGTTGTACCCTGTGCACCAGTATTACCTGTTGTTCCAGTTGTACCCTGTGCACCAGTATTACCTGTTGTTCCAGTTGTGCCAGTGGTTCCCTGTAGACCTGTAATTCCCTGAGCACCATTTGTTCCATTAGTTCCGTTGGTTGTAGATTAGAACGTTTCCATCCTTCGGAAACCCACCATGTTTGTTTTTTTTGA